ATATGAAGGCTGTTCCTATTAAGAACAACCAAGGCATCATTGTAGAAACCGTGCATCCCAACCACATAGTCAGCAGTGCCACCACTAATTCTAAATTGGTTTTCGATCTGATCAAATGTAGTGGTGTCTAAAATGTCAGAAACTGAAATTTCGTCTGTAATCTTGCGGTCGGTGTATGTAGCTGCATTATAAGGACCAGACTGATCATAGTAATACGGAACCCACAAGCGGCGTTGGAAGTACGTACCCCAAGGAGCACCTGGCTGGTGCATAAATCCACCACCAACACTGAATTGTCCACCAACTTCGATTTGTTGAGTGCTTCTGGTTGGCTTAATTGCAGTTGCACCAGTGGTCGTGAAGTCATACTTCATCTGTGACAACACTGGTGTTTGATAAGTTACTGATGTAGATGCTGGAACAGTAAATGAAAGTTGATTGCTATTTACTCTGGTGAAAAGATGATTTCCATTTAAGATGGCATCCGCACCTGGGAATCCACTAATATTGGCCCATCCATTTCCACTAAATCCATGTGCGGGAATAGTAATGGTAATAACTCCTCCAGCACCCCAAGTTGTTGCGGTAACATTAAGTGGTGTTCCAATTGTATAATACGTTAATGCAGCAGTTGCCGTGTAAGTGAATACGTCACCATTAACACTTGTGACGGTCTGTGTCCCGTTAGGGATAGTGCCACCATTAACTCCAGTTAATCCTGCAACTGTAATTGAGTCACTTACAGCAAAACCATGACCTTTTACGTTTGCCGTGACAGTTGTTCCAATTTGCGATGCCGACACAATGTCCCTCGTGTAGTTGGGAACTGGAGCATAAAACTGTATTTCATTCAGTGATGCACTGGTAACATAAAACTTTTCCCCAAGAATAGGAGTAAATTCTGGGATTGTACACTCATACACGGATACAACATCTCCTTGTTCAAGCGTCAAGTTGCCACTTACGTTCATCGTCACTAGCCCATCTAGTGCTTTAATTGCAAGTCCATTGGCATTAAAGACTTGTGGTTGTGTATATTCACCGCCTGGAGACAATGTAAATCCATCAGTTATGGTCGCCGAACCAACACCAAAAGTTTGGGTTTGGCTTGTAGTAAACACATAGGTAAATGTGTTTTGGTCAATAACTGTAGCCACAGAAAATGTCCCATTTGCTGGAGTACCGCCAGTTAGCCCAGCTACAACAATTGACGTTCCAGCAACTAATCCGTGTTCTGATAGTCTAACCGTTACGGTGGTTGTCCCAGATTGTGATGCAGATAAGATTGGCCTTCCATTGGGATACCACTCAAATGCTTGTTGTCCGTCTCGGAACAACATCACCTTATCGAACACCTGAATCATGTCAGTGTCAGAACCAAGGGCTTGCCCAGCAGGGTACGGAATATCCGTGGCGACATAAGTAGCAAGGTCGATCTTCTTAGCAACAGTATCCAGTGCCACAATCACATATTCCTTGTTACCAGTATTTGGGTCACTGAATAGGCATGATGCCCGCACGTTTGCGTTAGCCGCATCATTGATCGGCATTTGAGATAAAGTGCCAGTAGTGTCGGTAACTGATGTAATGCCGGAAACAGTGTATTGCAACGTATCGACATCCACGTAGGACAGCAAATAGTCGCCATTAACGGCGGCATCCAATTCGGAAATTGTAGCCCATCCGCTTGATCCAGCATCAAATCCATGAGCCGTAACCGTAATCCGAATAGTCCCAGTCGTAGGAACCGTCACATTGGAAATGGTCTTTGCAACGTCCATCAAATAGAACGGCAACTGCAACGGAGTGCCACCAGTGGTCAACGCACTGGTCTTCTCAACCACACCCCTACGCGGCCTCCAGTAACCCTCCATGCGCCCATTCAAGGACTCACGGACCTCTCCCTCTTGTAGCTGGTTAAGCTGTAACCTCTGGTTAACGCCAGCAAAACCACGATCAACGTCTTCGCCAATCGCATCATCCATCGCACTACCGCTCTGGGCAAACTGCGACATTATGCAAAATACACAATAACCACACCAGAGGTAACGACAACCTGCGAGAAGTTGCCACCGATGCCAAGACCAGCAGGAAGCGTAATGCTCTGCAACCTCGACGGACCAGAGACATTGCCAGAGGCACTTGCCACCGTAGCCAACACCGCGTCATTCACAACTTGAATCCACCGAATATTACCAGTGTACGTGGTAACCGAGGCATTAAGCACAATGCTTCCACCTTGGCCTTGTAAGTCATACGAAACAGGAGCTGCCATAAAATAATTAAGGTTCGGCCAAACCAATATAGCCCAGCCACAAAGAAGACTACACCAAAACTACACATTATGTCAACAACAGCGTTAAGCATCATCCTAACCATCATATCAACCCTCACCGCCACCATCAAACTACTAACGCTAATACCCGCCCTTTAGACATTTTTTGTGGGGCTAGTTGACCGCTACGGGGTGAAAATAAATTTCAGTCATCGACCCCCGCCCCCCCTATTGCACATTGGTTGCATTAGTAGTCTATATGCATGAGCGCATTGGTTGCAAGTGTGGTATGATTGCAGATGCGTCTTGATTGCAAAAGCATTTGTGTTGCGATATCCAGGGCTGTTCGTTTGAACACTGGTCGCGTGAACATGGCCTAATCATTAGCGCGTGGGTAAGCATTAGGGCGAATACATTAGTGCTGTGCTATACATTGCGGCCCGTGGAACATTCCCGTGGAACATTTACAGCTGTGCGATGGGCCGTCAACTTGTGTTCCACGCTATGTCTGTGGAACATTGCCTTGATGCATACTACATCTAGATTTTATGCCTTGTTTCGCCATGTTTGCGCTGTATCTCGTGGCATTTCATGTCCTTGGATTTTATTGGCAAATACGAAAAGCTTGACACTTCCGCAGGCCATGATTATTTTTGAGGCGCAGCCGATTTCCCCTATCATTAAGCCGTGCCGACCATCGGAGGCCGTGCGCAATGGCATGATTGAAGTCATCAATTGATTAAGCCATCGATTCCCTCGCGTTGTTGATTTTACTTCATTGGATGGAATGGATTCTCTGATGTTTCATCTGGTTATTCTCTGATACTTTTCTGTATACTTCTCTGCTTGTTCTTTGCTTTTGTTTCCTGCTTTGGTGTGAATTCTCGTTTTTTGTGAGATTTGTTTGATGTGTTGAGATTGCTTGAAATGCCTTGTTTTAAAGGGTTTCGCGACTTGGCAAGCATAAAGTGAAAATTTATTTTCAATCATGGAAAGTTTTTTATTGGCAATTTATTTCCGCCTATGCTTTCCTTCTCTCGTCGCCAGTAAACAAGGCACACCAAACCAAACCACAACGATACAAAATGAAATCAGCATTTAGATCAGAACTTGCAAGGCAGATGCGACTCACTTCGCGCAATCTTGCTGAAAATGGCATCACTTCAATGTCAGTCGGGAATTTCCGCCAAATGGTAAAGGCTCCAAGCGCGTCACTTGAAGGTTCACCAAAAGGAACAAATGCGAGATGGCTTTATTCGGAAATGTTCAAAGAACTTTGCAATGGTAAGGCTGACCATGAAATGGTCGAAATGCACAGCCAAAACAAGCTTGCCAAACTCTCCAAATAATCCACACCATGACAGCGCAACAAATGACAGCAGTTGACCTTTTGGACTACCTTGAACGCAAATTTGAGCGGGCAATGGAGAAACTAGATAAACGATATTTCGAGTCTGATATGAGCGAATATGAATATCAGAACGAGGTTGAAATGCTTAAGGTTCAAATATTCCAAGGCATGGTCGCAGTCTGCAACCTTGAAAACCAATAATCCAAACCAAACCCAAAAAAACAACGATGAGCAAATACACAGAAATGACAGACACCGCATGGAATAAGTTTGCAAGATACTCCAAGCATCAATGTGAATATGCAATCCGCGACATTCACGCGACCTTGGCAGTCACGCCAAACGGCAACGATCACAAGGACGCTTACACGCAAAAGCTGTGGGCAGAATTGGACGCGGCCCGTGACAGAATTCGCGAGATCGACCTTTCAAGAAAGGGGGACGCATGAACATGGAAAACAAAACCGCATTTGTCCAAAGCGTGCGCGGTGCGATTGCTTTTGAATTCAAGAACCGCCACTTATTTAAGGGTGGAAGATTCACGCCACGCGAAAATGTTTCAGACTGCATTCAAATTCTCCGCCGCATGGGAAAGGGGGACGCATGAAAGAAGAACCAATCACTTGGCGAACATGGGGACTTGCCCTTGTCCTACTGGCAACCCTTGTCCTTGGCCTTGCCATTCAAGGCGGGGAGTGGGGGCCATCTGATCTTGAAATGCGCGTGAGAGCATCTGAACCAATCAAACTTTGAACCAAATAAACAAAATGCAAACGACAAACGATCACGGGGCCGATCCAATCGGTGATGGGAATTTCAAAATGGTTCCATCTGGTGACATTGTAAATAGAGACGAACGCGATAAGAGACTCGCGAGATTCAATCGGCGGAACATCTCGAATGATTGCCTTGGCTTGTCATGGCATCAAATCGAAACGATGCAAGGCGGGAAATTGACCCGCTAAACTTTCCAATATTTCTCCTTGCTTGCCTCTGATTTATTGGCAAGCTATCCACATAACCAAGGCGTGACCCGCGACGCAGGGCATTTCAACCTTAAATAATACAACGATGAAAACCACACTCACCACATATCAAGCCGCTGACTTACTAGTCCGCGATGAATACGCTAACTGGTCAATTTCGGGGGCATCAGCCCTTGCGAAGCACTTTGAGCAAATCGAAGACGAAACTGGCGAAGAAGTCGAATTTAACCACGTAGAAATTAGATGCGATTGGAGCGAATACGAAAGCTTGCAAGATGCCGCTGAAGATCATGGATGGGAACCATCCTCTCACATTGATGATGATGGGAATGAATGCGATGCTGATGCTCTTCAATGGCTCGAGTCTCGTTGCAAGGTCATTGAGTTTGACGGGGGCGTGATCATCTCCAATTTCTGATAAAAAACGACAAACAAACAAACAACGATATAAAATGACAACGATTGAACAAATGATTGAAACTATAAATTGCCTCGCGTCCATTGCAGAAGATGCCTTGGGCCTGGCTGATGAATATTCGGGCGATGAGTCCGAAACCGCTGATGAACTTCGCGCCATGCTCAAAAGGACAATGGACGAACACCGCGCCAATGACTAACCAAAACGAAAACATGACAACGACACAAGCAGAATGGGACAAAGTAAAGATCCGCTCGAGGATCAAACGAATAAACGAAATGGTGGCATTCCATCGCCAAAGGATGATCGAATGGCCATCAATTGATGGCAACGCTCACCGCATGGCGGAAATTGGAAAGCTGAACGACGAGATGGTCGAACTCAAGCGAATGCTGGAAGATGACGAAAAACCGGCTTCGCTTGGTCATCCGCTCGCGTCTGAATTGTTGGACGCTCTCCGAAGATTGACTCACCCAATGGCATCCGATGAGGACTTGCAACACGCTATTGCCGTAATTGCCAAGGCAGAAGGGAGGGAAGCATGAGCGTTGACCTAGTTTATTTGAAGCAAGGACTATTCACCGCCTTCATTCCACAAAGTAAAGCGGGTGAGGTGGCGTGGCGTGAACTTGCAAGCAAAACGGGTGGAACTGGGAAGTTTTACAATGTCCAAGTGCCAGCAATAAAGGCAAGCCTTAAAGCGGCTGGGTATGTCGTAAGAGCCTCAAAAAAACCGAGGAAAAAGGAAATTGACCGCCTTGTGACTGAATTGGAAAGGGGGACCGCATGACATACCAGCTTAAGCTTGGGCCGATGACTTGGGACTGCACAGAAAACAGATTCCGCTCACTTGATGGGTGGGACATGGACGGCTCACACATCACACCGAAAACCATCGGGCGTGAGCTGAACAGGGCCATGGATAAAAGCCATAACCTTCACGGCTGGAAGATGGAAATTCTCCGCTTCAAAAAATAAAAAAACCAAACAAAGAAAGAACGAAAATAATGCCAAACTGGTGCGAAAACATATTGACGATTGAGAACTGCTCAACAGAACTCACCGAATACCTAAAGGAAAACGGCCTCTCATTTGAGAAGATTAAGCCAACGCCGCCTGAAATGCTGGAAGATGACGGATGGTATGGGTGGAGGGTTGAAAACTGGGGGACAAAGTGGGATTTAACCGAAGAGGAACAAAGGGATGTTGCAGACAAGCTTGTGCGCGAGCATAATGTTGTGTTGTTTTGCACCCCCTACAGCCCGCCTTCGCCCGCGATTGTTGCTTTGTCTGAAGTGTTCCCGAATGACCTGTTCAAAATTGAATATTACGAATACGGGCTTGATCTGGCGGGAACCGACTACATCAAGGCCGGCGTTCTTAACGAAAACATTCTGCAAGATGAGGAGGAAATCCGCTTGTTTGCCGCTGATGTTTTTGGGTATGACAATGAGGAAATAATGGAAGAGGAGGAGATGAAGCCATGAGACTTGCGCCATTCGCCTGTTCCGCTTGCGGTTCGCGCCATTGGCCCGATCCAGACAGCCCTTGCGAGCTTTGCCAGCCGTCAACCGATGACCACGAACACCGCCGCCGATACTGCGAGGTCGAAGCGTGGGAAGAGTGGAACGATACTGAAACCATGATAAGAGAAGAAGAACAAACCGAAAACGAAAATGAAAATAACCAGTAAGAGACTAGACCACAGGAGCCGATCATACATCATCGAAAGCCCCTTCTATGGTGAAAGGGTGAACATCATAACCGACAAGGGGACGCTAATGAAACATTGCATCTTGATGATTGGATGCAATGGCATTCAAATCGAAAGGCGTGAGTTTGCAAAACTATTGCGCTCAACCCGTAGACAAGAAAGGGCGGCGGCATGAAGTATTCCCCGCATGATGAAGAGTCCTTCTGGGCTTGTGCTTGGTTGCTGATCATTGCCCTAATTTTGTGGCTTGTGAACGGAGGGACTAGCCTATGATTGCAAACTTTGAACAATTACTGCGCGAAACAGCACAAGCCTTTGATGTAAAAGTCGAAGACATACTGGGGCCGACGAGACACAAGGAAATGGCATTAGCCCGACAGGTAGTCATGGCACTTTGGAGCGATCACCACTCGTTTCAAGATGCCACCAATAGGGTCAATCGGACTTGTCACAATACCGCAATGTGTGCCCGTGAGCGCGTCCTAAACCGCGCCGAACTCGATCAAAATTTTGCGCGGATAGTGGCGGGAATTGCCGCCCGATGCCAAAACGAACAACCCGTAGAAAAAATAGCATGATCGCAAAAAATTGCTTGGAAAGTAGAAACGATGAGGCAAACTAACCCCAACCCCAAAAACGAAATGGACTACGAAATTACAATTGCATTCAGCAAAAACGACGAGATGACTTGGTCGTGCGATGGCAAGACCAAAGAACAAACAGAAGCACTAGCCGAAACCATAAGGGCAAAATACCCCGAGGCACAGGTGACAATTGAAGAGAAGACAAACATATTTGCCTAAACCAATGGAAAACAACGACACACAAAAAACAGATGTGATTGCGGCACAGGAACCGCAAACCTCGGGCATTCTAGCACAAGTTCAAGCTGAAACACAAGCGTTTGAACTCAT